TTAAAGCTTCAAGTTCAACTTTTGACCAAAATCCGGGCCATAAAGGGGTTCCAGACGGCAATATTGCAGGAAACTCTATGACTTCCCAGTCATCTACGCCGCCTTTTTCGGAGTTTTTTAGGATTTGACCTGTCAAATCTCGCTTAGACCAACGGGTCATCACAATAATGATGGCTCCTCCGGGCTGTAAACGCTGGCGCGGGCCAGATGTATACCACTCATATACCCCATCAAAGACTGCGGGGTTGTTTTGCCTAGCTTCCTGCTCCGAATGAGGGTCATCAATGATCAGAATATCCGCACCCTTACCGGTAACCGCGCCACCAACACCAATAGCGAAGTAATCTCCGCCTTTGTCGGTGTTCCACCGACCTGCTGCCTTGGAATCAGAGGATAACTTTGTCTCAAATACCTTAGCGTAGGCTTCAGATTGAACAAGGTTGCGGACTTTACGTCCAAAACCCACCGCAAGTTCTGCGGTGTGAGCAGTCTGAATGATCTTTTTCTGCGGGTATTTACCTAGAAACCATGACGGAAGCAAATAAGAAGCAAACTCAGACTTGGTATGCCGTGGAGGCATATTGATAATCAATCTCTTCAGGGTTCCGTTAGCAACCCTCTCAAAAGCACTAGCCATGATGGAATGGTGTTTACCCGAAATAAATCCGGGCCACATCTGCGTAACGAAATACAGAAAACTCTCCCTGCATCTCTCTACCCTATCCATCTCCAACAACTGGAAAACCTTAGCCCGATCATCTGGAGGCAATGTATTGGCTATCCCAAGATAGCTAATAATCTCTTCACGGGTTAAATGACTCATAAAGCTGATATCTCTCTAACCGAACGATCCACCACCTTAATGGAATGAAACTTATGCGGCTTGATAGACACATACCCATCAGTCTGCAATCTATGAACAATCCGGTGAATATTAGCCTTTGACTTCATCTTCAATCCCTTGGCAATAACTTCATATGACGGAGCTATCCCATGAATACGAATGTATGCTTTGATGAAATCTAGGACAAGTTGTCTGCGCGGCGTCATAGTCAGGTTAGTGTTTAAACAAACAGAGTTTAAACGCATATGCGAACGTTCGCAAGTCTTTTTGAAAAATATATATACCCCCGGGGTGTAAGTTTGGCGAAAGAAGGGGGAGGTGTTTGGGAGAAGATATTTGCAAGAGTGGAATAGAGTGTAAGTGCGGGAGGGGGAGGTAAGCGTGCCATCTGGGGGGGTTGGGGTACGGCAGGGTCAGCCCACACGCCGTTTACACGCCACTGCCCACCGATACCAGTTGTCCTGCTATGACAGTTGTCCTGCGTTATGCGACATTGCCTTACTCGCTTTCACAAGCTTCAAGTGCGCTCCCAGTTCCCGCTTGAGTTGCTCTGCTGTTACCACTTCACCTTTGTCTGCGTCTGCCTGTGTAAACAACCCTGATGCTTTACCTAGTAGTTCCAGTGCTTTTAATTTAGTTCCCTCTTGTTTTGCTGTTTTACTGTGTGCAACTAACTGTCGCATTACATATCTCTTGGTACTCGCCATGTCCTCTGCGAGATGCTCTGCTGTCTCATCTAATGCATCTGCCACTAGTGCTTGAACCCTAGCATCTCTACTTAGCTTGTATGCGCTTGTCGTTATGGTGCTGTCGCTACCTGTCTGCTGTGGGTATGCGTCCCTGTATGCTTGTCTGTAGGTTTTCCCTTGTATTAGACCTTGTGCAAATAGAGTCATTGCCGCTGTCATTGGTTTAGGTCTGTCCCCTAGTGGACTGCCTACAGGTCTACCGTCTACCCTTAGTGTTGGTGCATCTGCGTGAGCGGCCAACCGTTCCGCTTCGCTGAGTTCGCCGTCCGACTCATCCTTATCAATTTGATTAATATCATCATCCTGATTGGCTATCTCCAGCGCACGCAAGTAATCGTCCTTTGTCACTTTATCCATCGCCAAATCCCCTATGTTGGTAAACACTAACATAACCAATCCAAACCTGTACGTTTAAACAGCACTGTTCGCATTATCAGTGCTTTGCACAGCCCTGTCAACTTATCCACAGAAGTTATCCACAACACTGTATGTGCATACAGCAAATTGTCCACAGGTTACACCCAGCTTTATCAACAGAATTATCCACATAGACACAAGTACTAATACCCACAATCGCAGTATGGTCAAATCCTAAACCAATAGATTTCAAAATCAATCAATTATCAAGGCAAACTAGAACCAGTGCTTAAAAAATAGGCAAAGTGTTACTGTATAAACATACATGGCTCTAGAAACGCTTTAAACACCCCTAGAATCGATTTTGACCTCGGCTGGTACGTAGACACCTGTTGCGCCAGACCCCCCTGCAAGACCCCTTAGAAGCCGTTTAAATGGCAATATACTTTTGTTTCCAAATACCTTTTTTTACCCCTGTCTTGGCGGTCATTCTCTTAGAACAGGCAACATATATATATGTCATTCAAATCCATCGGCTAAGTTAGTAAGCCCTCACTTCAACTATTTTTAATTTTTTTTGTCAACGTGTAAACGAATCTGGTCTGTCCAGCGTTATCATCCCTATCACTAGTTTATTTTTTTCACAAGGGATAGCAACATGACACAGTCTCTCAAAGCGGTAATCGAAACCCTCTTAGCCCAAGGCATGACCAAGCACCAAGTGCTTGAAACCCTTGCCAATGAATACTGGATTGATTCCAGCGTCACCCGTTTTCTCTCAACCATCTGAAAGGTACATCATGCAAGTAGTTGAATTCACCGCCTACACCGACATTGTGGTTATTGGTCAAAACCTCGAAATGGCTGACTATGACAACCCTCAAGGCAATGTACACGGTTACGCCGCTTACGTGCGAGCCGTGTCTGAGCAAGGCGATACCCGCATTCTGTGCGTTGGTGTTAGCCGTTGGGAGTCTGACGTCCTGCCCAAGGCAATCGCTCAAGCTGACGCTTTAAACGTGCGTCTGGCAATGGGCAAACTGCCTGTGAACTTTGACGCATGGCGAGAGGGTTACCCGATTTACGGTTCGCAAGCCTACCTGACAGCTTAACTGATGAGCCTTGTATAGGCGAAACCGCTGGACGGCGGTATTAAGCAAATCAACTGAAAGGAAAACCATGTACAACATTCTCATTACCCTGCTTGCAACCGCATTGGTTGTGTTCGGTTCGCAGAATTTAGACGGCGGTCTGCTGTTTAAATTAGCACTGATTGTCGGCGGCATTTACCTTGGTCATGTAATGACCGATGCCCTTAACGAAAATAATTCTGACAACGTGTAAACCGTTTGTCTGTTTATACGTTACACTATCACTTGTATTTTTTTTTCACCATTACTAACAACTGAAAGGCACACAATGAACCATAAAACCCGTGAGGATTGGATGACTGACGCAGTCGAACAACTGCGCCCCATCTTTGACCTGATCGGTAAACCACTGCCGTCACGCATACGTGTGACTGCTGGCGAACCTGTTGACTTTAAACGCAACCGCCGACTTGGTGACTGCCATGCGGCTGGTGACAGCGCAGACCGTTCAATTGAAATCTGCGTGACTCGCACCATTGCGAAACCAGTAGATGTATTTACTGTCCTGCTGTCGCAACTGTGCCGTGCCACTGCTGGTGCGCTGAGTTATGGCAGTGCCTTTGAATCGGTAGCTACTGAGGTTGGACTTGTGCCAACCAATACCAAGACGCTAGACAAGTGGAAAACCTGCGCTGGTAATGCGATGTTTAAGACTATGTACGGCGACATGATCGCTGGTCTTGGTGACTACCCCCATGCCGCATTGGGCATTGCTGATACCCGCACACAAGGCACAAGGATGCTCAAGGCATTCTGTCCAGAATGTGGCTATACCGTCCGCTTGACCAGCAAATGGGCATCAATGGGACTGCCAACCTGCCCACTGGATAGCACCGTGTTTACCCTCGAAACCCCATCAACTTAAAAGGAAAATCAAATGACTGAAAAAGAAATTACCCTCGCCATTTTGTCCCTTGGACAAGGTCGCATTGTCGGTGCGTTTAAAACTGCCTTCCCCGAATCAATTGTCCCCGCTATCAACCCCAATGGGCATTGTGCCAAGTTGTTGGCACGTGGCGTGGTTGACGGTGCATTCACCTTGGACGATATCAAGTCTGCACCCGTCCATGTTGCCGCCGCTGGCGTGCAGTTCGACCCTGCGATGTTTGATTCTATCGGAGCGGTTGCCAACCGTGCCGAAACCATTGCGTTGGAATCTAAGTCGATGGTCAATAACACAATGGTTGTCCTGCGTGAAGCTGTCGATACCGTACGTACGTTGGACGTTATGACTCGCAGATCAATTGATGAATTCAGCGAGCGTTTACAGACCGAGCGCAATGTCGCTGTATCGGTTGACCCTGCTGTTGTTGAGTCTGCTGTCTCTCGCATTGTGGCTAAAGAATTCGATGCGTTTAAACGTATTGTGGCTGACGCTGGTGCTGAGTCTGTCATTGCTGACGCAACCGTTGTTCATATTGTTGAACGTAAGTCTGCGCTGGATGTATTCGGTATTGACATTAAAGAACGTGACGGTATCAACCCCGTTATGGTTGATATCTACAATCATCCTGCCGCCCCCGCCATTGATCCACATTGGGTATGGTCTGAGAAAATCCTGCGTGCCATCTTGGGCGTGCAGGGTACGCATGACAACCTGTTCTTTGGCGGTGCTAAGGGTACAGGCAAGTCACAGACTGCCGAACAGTTTGCCGCATACACAGGGCGTGGCTACACCCGCTTTCAGTTTACAAAGTACACCACTGCGATGGACTTTATGGGCGGCATGGGCATGGACAAAGGTAGCACTGTGTTCAAAAAAGGTGCAGTGCTGGACGGCATGACTACCCCCAGCACCGTGGTATTGCTGGATGAAATCAGCATGACTGACGCAGGGGAACTGGCTATTCTTAACGGTTTTCTAGAGAGTAACCCTGTTATCAGTTATGGCGGGCAGATACATCGCCGTGCCAATGGCGTGATGGTGTTCGGTGCTGACAATACCTTGACTGCTGGTGATGAGTCAGGTCTGTACGGCGGCACTAGACGTTTAAACACTGCGACTGCCGAACGGTTTTGCTCAGTGATTAAGTTTGAGCATATGCCTGAGAAAATGGAAATCGACATTGTCCGCCGCCGCACTGGTTGCTCGACTGCATTGGCAAAGCACGTGGTCAAAGCACTGAATGCGTTTAGATCCAAGGTTGAATCGGGCGACATTATTGACGCACCGTCAATACGCCAGACCATGTACTTCATAAAAAATCTCCGCTTGATGACCGTTGATGACGCATGGGCGGCGGCAATTGGCAACCGTCAACCGACTGAGTCTGCTGTCGCAGTGGAAGCAATCAAGGCGGCATTCATCAGCGAAACACTGATCAATAAAGAGTTGTCCTAGTCACTAGGACTTGTGATACAATTTCACCATTACTAACAAGGAAAGCAAAATGAAACAGACAATCAAAGGTTGGGAGTTGCGTAAGGGCATCACCGATGCCGCTCATAAGATTGCGTCAACTTTAGGCGGTAAAAAAATTGTTATTCGCTGGTCATCAGATGCCCATACAGCGTCTATTGACAAGTGCAACAGAATTACCCTGCCTGATATCAGCGATGACGCTGTCGTGCCTTACAAAACGTTCTTTAGATATCTTGGCTTTGTAGTGCATGAGTTGTTGCACCGTAAGTACACCACATTTGGTATTGAATATGGAAACCAGTACACGTTTAGACTTGGCAATGCCCTTGAGGATGCTCGCATCGAACACAAGGCTATTGCTAACAACCTGACAGGCAATATCTCTACCCTGCTTAGTACCCTGATTGACGGTATGACCACACAGGGACTGGCTGAAGTGGCAAGCTGGAATGATCCTCGCCAGTTTCCCTTTGTGCTGGCGGTGTACGCCAGAAAACACGCAACAGTCAAAGTGCCTGTACACCCGCTGATCAAACCGATATTCGATGAAGCCTGCATACGTTTAAACAGTTGCAATAACACTGCTGATGTAGCTATTCTGGCGGCATGGGTGTATGAGCAATTGAAGTCTGCGATTGATGAGCAGTCAGATGACCAGCCAGATGATGGCGAGCCTGACGGCGAGCCTAACACTGACCCTAGCGACAGCGATGACAGCGATGATGCTGGTGACGGGGATGCTGGCGATGATGGCGATGATGGCGATGGTGACGGTGACGGTGACGGTGATGACGCTGGTGATGCTGGTGATAGTTCTGGTGACGGTGCTGGTGATGACGGCAAAGCCAAGCGTATATCACCGATCAACCCCGATGACGCTGTCGATCCTGAGCCTAGACTTGAACGTGAAAAAGGCGTAGGTAGGGGCATAAGCTGGAGTCCTGACCGCACAATTGACAGTGACGGCGTGCATACCAGTGACGTTATTAGTTGGGATATCAGCCCTGTCGGCGGTGCGAAACTACGCTATGAAGTCAAACGTCTGTTTGAGAATAGTGGCATTGATGAGTTTCAATTTAACCGTAGACATGGTCAGCTTGACGTCAACAGCGTACACACAGTGGCGGCAGGCAATGATCGGGTGTTTAAACGTCACTATGAGGATGGCGGCGTTGACTCTGCTGTTGTGTTTGTGATGGACTGCTCAGGATCAATGTTCGGGTGCGATGCATCACGTATGAAGTCTGCCGCTCCCGTACTGGCGACAATGCTCGACACACTGGATCGTGCAGGGGTTGCAACATCTGTCGTGACATTCGGCACAAAGGTATCAATGCTAAAGCCTTTCAACATGACCAAGGCCAAGGCAATGCCACTGATTAAACAACTGTGGACAGGCAGTGACAACAGCGACAGTCAGGCACTGCGCTATGCACATGACCTGCTACACAGCCGCTCAGAACAGCGCAAGGTTGTATTCATTCTTGCTGACGGCGGTGTTGACGCTGATGATCAAAAGCGATGCTTTCAACAGGCTAAAGCTGGCGAGCGTTTAGGCATCACAACAATTGGCATTGGCATACACGCTGACCTGTCACGTATGTATCCAAACAATGTCGTCATCAATTCGCTGGACGACTTGGCGAATGCATCGTTTAAACAAATCAAACTAGCCGCATAAGGGGGATATATGGATACATGGAATTACAGATTGGTTGACCTCACCGCAAAAAATGACGGTGAGACATGGATTGAACTAAAAGAGGTTCATTACGAACGCAATAGACCTGTTGGGTACGCTGATGTAAAGATTGGCGATGATGAGGTAAGCGGTGTAATAGAACAGCTTGGTCGCATGGTCAGTGCTTGCAGTAAGCCTGTGCTTGTGGTCTACGCTGACGGTGGCTTGGTCGAGGTAACAAATGATTGAAGTATCGATAACAGAGATATTGCTATTCGCTTGGGCAATACTTGCAACAGCAGTGGCGTTTAAATACCATCACGCAAATTGGCATACGGT